AGCTCAGATGTTTATGAAGAACGAGAATGGACAACTCCTCCGTAGCATTGATGCTAACCATGAAGCCAAAATCCAGAAGATGATGCAGGAATTTGGTGGCGATAAGGCTCATACCCGCACGTTTGGTTGAGTTTATGGGGTGAAAGGTGTATAATCGGCACACTGGACACCCCTTTCTATTAAGGCCCAGTAAATTTAGGTTGAATGCTGACCAAGTTTACTCGGGTACTCAGCTAAAACCTTGAAAAACTTTTATATTATTTATTACTCTTTTTCGAGGAAATCATTATGAGTAAGGTATTATCATCCGTAGCGGTAACGGAGTTTGACAGTCTTGTTAAGCACGCATACCAAAACGCTGGCCTTTTGAAAGGCGCTGTAACTGTACGAAACAACGTAGTAGGTGACACCTACAAATTCCGTAACATGGGTAAGGGTCTAGCTAACCAGAAGTCTACTTCTGATCTAGTAACTCCTATGGACATCACTCACGGCTTCGCAACTGCAACTCTGCAAAACTGGAATGCTCCAGAATACACAGATATGTTTGATGCTCAGACTGTAAACTTTGACGAGAAGCAGGAACTTGCAAGCACTATCGCACAGTCTCTTGGTCGTCGTTGTGACCAGCTGGTTATCGATGCAATGGACGCAGAAACTACTTACGCTGGTACTGTAGTTGAAGGCGGCACTAACCTAACTACTGAGAAAGTAATTGAAGCTCAGGTAGCTCTTCGCGCTCAAGGCGTTCCTAACTCTAACCTGTATGCTGCTATCAATGCTCAGGGTCTGGGTGGTCTGCTTAACCAAGAAGAAATCACTTCTTCTGACTACAACAATGTTAAAGCTCTGGTCAATGGTGACGTTGATACTTTCGGTGGCTTTAAGTTCGTAGTTATCGAAGATCGTGCTGAAGGTGGTCTGACTGAAGCAGCTAACATCGTTGATTCATACTTCTTCTCTCAGGACGCTGTTGGTCTTGCAATCGGTATCGACATCAAGACTGACGTTGATTGGATTGCTGATCGCACTTCTTGGTTGTGTAACGGTATGCTGAAGGCTGGCGCTGTATCTCGTGACGGTCTTGGTATCGTTAAAGTTCAATACGACAAAACTGCATAAGGGGAATTATCATGGCTTTTTCAAGAGACGGCTTATGCCGAATTGGTGGTTCTGGTGTTGGTGGAGCTACTTGGCAGTATTCTACTGCTGATGCTACTTCTGCTGTTGTAGCTGACACTAACTACTTTGCTTCTGCTAAGGACGAGCTAGATGCTGGCGATGTACTTATCATTGTTGGTACTACTGGTGGAACTCCTACTGGACGTATTTCATACGTTGAGTCAAATGACGGTACTACTGTTGTTTGTGGCGCTGGTGTAGTAATCACTGCGTAAAACTGAATGGGGGTTTCGGCCCCCTTTCTTTCAAGACTAAAGGTTTTTTATGGCAAACAGTAAGCTATCGTTAATTAATAATGCTCTTATTCTGATTGGCGATGTGCCACTGACATCTCTGACTAGCGGTACTCGCGCTCAGGTTGTAGCCACAAGCCTATACGACAATATCATTGAGAACGAACTCAGCAAGCATCGCTGGGGTTTTGCTCGTAATGTTGCAGAGCTTAGTAAAGATGTAGCTGCTACAGTAGGTAATGAGTGGCAAACTTCATACACACTCCCTGCCGATATGCTGGCATTAATCAAAATTAATCCTAGCGTCCCATACCAAATTATAAACAATAAAGTCTACTGCAATTATAGCGGTACACTTTTCTGTGATTACATCCGTAAGCCCTCCGAAGCTGATTGGCCCGCATACTTTGCCAAGATGATTGAGTATGCCTTGGGCATGGACTTTGCTCCTTCCATTCGTGACAGTGCCGCTTCCATGGAGTTACTAGCTAACCAATATCTAAACGCTAGTCGTATGGCCCGATACACTGACTCACAGCAACACCCCCAAATAGCAATTCAGGATCGACCATTTATTAACGTGAGGTACTAATGCCTAAGTCACAATTTCAGCAAACCAGCTTTGCCAGTGGTGAGTTGTCACCATTACTTAAAGGCCGTACCGATCTTGAGCAATACTATCAGGGCGCACAGCAAGCCGAGGGCGTTGTTATTGTTCCCCAAGGTGGTGTTAAGCGTAGACCTGGCACACAGTTCATAGACGTTGCTCTTAGAGGCAACACTCGTCAAACTGCTGTTAATCCTCTTATGCCTAATGGCGGTACTCCTGCTTTGCTCAACGATGGCAATGCAAGCACATATGCTACTACAGATGCCAATGCAGGAACTCCTACTGGTTACACAGTTGCTACTTACGATCTGGGTGGAAGCTATGATGCAGACTTTCTGACTATAGAAAATGCCCACCTTATTCGTAATGGTACTGGCGGTGCATACATACAGACAGCCATTTTAACTATTGAAAACCTTGTTGGTGCAACTTGGACTGAATACAAAACAATCACAATTACTAGCGAGTTTGGCGGCTTAGTGAGCGAAAAGTTTGATATAAGCTCTATTGCTGTTTCAGATAAAACCGAATGGCGAATTAGAGTAAACCTTAATGCCGCAGAAAGCGTAAACTGGCGTGTCCGTATGGGTGAGTGGAATTTCTCTGCCGAGCCTACAGGCTACACTCCAGCCAGTGAGCTTAAAACTTTTGATTGGGAATACGGCCCTGACTTTAACTTTTTAGCTGTAATGACAGAAAACAATTTAAGGTTTTACAGGACTCCTCATGCAGGTAGTGCTGATACAGTCTACATTGCTGACATTCCTGTGCCTTATACTTCTGCCCAGATACCTTCTGTACGAGATGCTCAGACAGAAAACGTCATGCTTATGTTCCATGAAGATCAAAAGCCTAGACGAATTATATTTAATGAAAGCACTTATGCTACCGATCCATCTAACTCTTTTGTTGCAGATGAGATTCCTTTTGTTGATGTGCCTAAGTATGACTACAATGACAGCTCAAGCCCAACTCCAATTCCGGCAGAGCAGACTATTACCTTTGATCACTTTGTGGTAGGTAATCAGTATCAGATAGATGTTGAAGGCGTGTTAAGTAAAAACATCACCTACAATGGAGTGGCTAGTAATTCGACTGCATTTAACTTGCAGAAAAACTTACAAGAAATGCCTAACTTCCCCTCTACTGGGATTACTGTTGTTCCTCATAGTTCTTCTGGAACTCAAGATGTGTATGTGATTACATTTGCGGAGGGTTCTGCACAGCCACTTGAGCTTCTTGCAGGGTTCCCAACCAGTGCTAATGCTAGTGCTTCTGCTGTAATTTCCTTTACTCAGGACGTTGTAGGAACTACTAGAGCCGAACCTGTATGGTCTGTGACAAGAGGATTTCCTAAGATGGGTGTATTCTCTGATGGTCGCTTGTGGTTGGGCGGTACAAAGTCTAAGCCTCAGAGTTTGTTTGCTAGTAGAGCAGGTGAGTTCTTTAACTTCTTTTCGGAGAGGGGTGAGGATGATGAGGGTATCTTTATAACTATTGACTCTCGCGGCCTTACTGACATTGTAGACATAAACCCTGACAGAGGGCTTCAGGTCTTCTGTGCTGGCTCTGAGTTCTTAGTCAAAGGTGTTACTCCCTCTACTGTTGAAGTGGTGTCACAGACGCAACATGGCTCTTTTAACCTAGAGGCCAAGTCTATTGATGGTGCTACTTTATTTGTTGATAAGAATGGCAACACCCTTAGGCAGTATGTATTCAGCTTTAACGAAGATGCTTACACATCCAATGACATATCTGTATTGTCTTCACAGTTAATTAACAATCCTAAGGATATGGCTATACTGTCAGGCACTACAACAGAAGATGCTAATTGGGTATTTATTATTAACGAAGATGGCACTGGTGCTGTCCTTAATACAATGCGAAACCAAGACATCAACGGATTTACCCGATGGACTCCGTATAACGATCCTGACTCTGTAAGAATGAATCAACTGGAATCATGCTCAGTTGTTGGCGACGACCTTTATGTAATTGTAAAAAGAACATTTCCTAGTGGCGTGGGCAGAGATATTGAGCGATGGAGCTTTGATTATCTGTTGGAGTCTAGCGTTAAAACTACGGTTACAGCGGCAAGCCCAAATGCAGATGTTTTTGTTCCTATTGATAAAGGCATAAGGCTATCTGGTTATACGGTGAGCGTGTTAGCAGACGGTGACGTACTTCCCGATAGAGCTGTTACATTTAGCAACCCTGATTATGGCGTAACAATTACTGCTGCAGAGCTTGATGGATTCTCTACTAGAGACTTAGAGATTGGGCTGAACTTCCCTGTAAAGATTAAGAGTATGCCACTCAATACAAATCCTGGCACTCGTGGTGGACAAAACACTATGAAGCGCAAGAAGATTACTAACATTAACTTGCGAGTGTACGAGAGTGCTGGTATCTATATTGATGGCAATGCTGTCCCTATTAGAAAGTTTGGCGATGCTCAAGACACTCCACTGAATACCCCATTTACTCCTAGAACTGGTATTATAGAAGACGATGCAGGTGGTAATGGTTGGCTAACAGAAGTGGTTCCAGAGATCACA